CTAGAGTATTTTGTTCAGCCATATCTTCAAGCTTATGAAGGTGCGCCTATTCATAGAATCGCGCCGAAAATGGGAAGAAATGATATTTGCCCATTAAAAAATATAAAATTTAAAAAATGTTGTGGTGCGAATGATTTAGATTTTTGCCAAAAGCTATTAGCTAATTATTTCGAATCCCAATTAAAGAAAAATGCCAGTTGATTTTGTTGATATAATCTTTGGTTTAGCTTGGGGAGATGAAGGGAAAGGCAAGATAAGTAATGCTATTGCTAAAGATTATGATATTGTATGTCGTTGGAATGGTGGTCCCAATGCAGGTCATACAGTTTATCTTAATGATAAAAAATATAAAACCCATATTATTCCTTGTGGAGTTTTCCAAAATAAACTTAGCATCATTGGTCCAAACTGCGTTATCAACATTGACAAATTTTTTGATGAAATAGAATATTTAAAAAAAGAAGGCTTCGATACTTCTTTAATTAAAGTAAGTCCAAAAGCTCATATTATTACTGAAAGACACATTCAGTACGATCTTAAATTCTTAAAACCTAAACTCGGAACAACTGGTCAAGGTATTGCTCCAGCATATGCAGATAAAATGCTTAGAGTTGGAAAACTAGCAGGTTCATATTTAGACAAAAAATATATTTGGGATGGAGAACTATCTGGAAAAATTCTTTGCGAAGGTGCACAAAGTTTTTGGTTAGATATTAATTATGGAGATTATCCATACGTTACAAGTAGTGAAACTTTACCATATAATGCTTGTTCTCTTGGATTCAGCCCAAAGAAGATTAGAGATATCATTGGAGTAACTAAAATCTATGATACTAAAAGTGGAGTAGATCCATTATTTCCAGAATCATTATGGAATGATGAATATCTTAATAAGATAATTGAACTAGGAAAAGAGTTTGGTTCTACTACTGGTCGTAAAAGAATAGTTAATTGGTTAAGGATAAACCATTTAAAGCAAGCGATTAATATTTCTGGAACAACCAAATTGATTATTAATAAATGTGATATTCTGCAAGATATTAATAAATATAAGATAATAACAGATGACGCATCTGGTCCAAGCTATATAGATTTTATTGATTTTAGTTCTATGAAAGAGTATATTATTAATGAACTTAAGGATAATTGCGAAATAATATTCTCTGGTAATAGAAATGGCATTTAAATTAATAAAGTCTCAGAATCAATTTAAAAAACATATAAGTAACTTTAAAAGTAGTTATTTAACCTTACCTCACAATCCTACTATAAATCAACCAGACCAGTATCCTTGTCTTTGTTATACTTATATTAATAATGATGTAAATGGATTAGGTGCAAAGAACATATTCGTATACAAAAAGGATTTTAAATTATTTAAATAACTTGGACCCGCGCAGAGTTGAACTGCGGTCTTTTAATAATCTAAATTAAAATACTACAAGTTTAGATCTTTTTGTTTTTAGCTTTGTATAGATAAAGATCAAACATACTCAGCGAGTTTATTTTTGATATTGAATATGATAAGAATAAAAAAACTTAATATACTCAAACATCTAATTACGCAATATCCCAATAGATGCATCAAGGGTATCACGCTGTAACTTAAGCTACAGAAGCGGTCATCTCAACAAGAGAAACTCTTGCAGAAATATGACCTTTATATTTTGCTGTTTTGGCAGTTAATATAAATTGAAACTTTTTAAGGAGTCCTCGATTCAACCTCCACTTGCATTTTAATTTCGATTTTTAAAATCGAAACCAATTCGGGCCCAATGTTAAGGAACTATAGTTATATTACATTAGATTTTGACTTTTTTCAATATATTTGTTATAATATATATATTATGAATAAGATTTATAAAGTATTAGATGCATTAATAGAAAAGAATATATGGGAAGATTCTTTAATTAAGGATAAGGATGAAACTGGCGATAATTGGAATGTGCATCATTTAAAATTACTTAGATCTTTAATTGAAGAATATGAAAACTTGTCAAAGTAGTAAAACTTAATATTTATAATTAATCATGAAATCAAGATACGAAAAACCAAAAGAAAAATTAGAAGTCAATTATAATGTGAAAGATGAAATAAAAGATCTTATCAAGGATACTTTGTTAATTATAACAAATGATGATTATGATAGGAAAATAGCAGAAAATTTAATTGAATGCTTGAATGGCAATAAAAAAAGAGATTGGTTTGTAGATCATGCTTATTTTTGTTTACCATTAACAATTGCAAACCAATATGGATTTATTGTAAAAGCAGCATATGATTTTTCTGTTTTTTGGGATGGTGGAAGTTATCTTCCAAATGTAATAGTCAAGCATAAAGAGCAAGACAACCAAGGGCAAATAATTTCATCTCATTTCGGTATGGGTACATTCACTATACAAAACCCATGGATGGTAAGGACACCAAATGGCGTAAACACTTTAGTTATGAATCCTCCAAATTTCTATATAGATGGCATAACTCATATGACTGCATGTGTAGAAACAGATAATCTAAGAAGAGATTTTACTTTTAATTTAAAAATAACTAGACCAAATGTATGGATTGAAATAAAAAAAGACACTCCGATAGGTTATATGTTACCATATCCTAGATATTTTATTGATAAATATAATTTTAAAATAAATGAAGATGGTATATCTAAACAATTAATAGAAAATGAAAGAGAAACTTCAGATCTATTTGGTAAAGAAAGAGAAGACATAGACTCAAAATATGCTGGAGCAATCGGCGGAAGATATATGCGCGGTGAAGATATTTATGGAAATAAATTCGAACAACATCAAAGAAAATTAAATGGTTGTCCATTTGGATTTGGCAAAAAATAACATATCAAAATGAAAAAATCTGAAAACAAAAAGCATTGTCAAGAATGTGAGGATTTAGTAAGTAAATCTAATACAGCTTTTCTCACTTGCGAATGGATTGAAAGACAAGGAAATGATATTCTAGATAGACTAGACGCAATTGAATTTTTAGGTTGGTCTAAAGAGAATGAATTATTGAAAGAACAATTAACAAAGCAATTGTTATTCTTAGTACAAAAAGGACAATTTGAAATAAAAAATCTTGATGTATTAGAGAAAAAACTAAATAAACTAAAGAAAAAATATGCCGAAAGTTAAAAGAAAAAAATATTACGCAATACATTCAAAGAGCGATAACTTTTTGCATGGAGTATTTCCATTAACAGAAGATGGATTAAAATCAGCAAAAGCCTATATAACTAAAATCGCTGGTAAAAAGAAAAATCTATATTACATAGAAAAGAAATAATGAGTTTTTTAAATGCTAATATTCCTCCAATAGAATGCTATGTAAGAGGTAACTTTCTTAGAAATCAAGAAGATAGTTTTGACAAAAGATTCAAATGTTTAATATTTGGAGTTACAAGTCTACCAAGTCAAGTTCCTTTATTTAATTTTTTAATGGAAGATGGTGGAATTTGGTGGCATGCACCAATAAGTGCTTTTTGTTCTAAAGAAGAGGCAGAAGATATGGAGTTGTCTGAATTAGAACTTTGGGATAGTTTTAGTTATCATATATCTGTAACAAGTTTTTATTTATTAGAAAACAAAGTAATTAAATATACTGGTAGAAGTGGCAAAGAATATATGGGCCGTTATTTATTTACTCTCGACTGGGCGCATAGTGATTATAATGAATTAAATTTTGGATTTAGTCAAAAGCCAGATCAGCATAAAGCTGGACATGTTATAAAACTTGATAATGGTAATTTTGCAATACAACCTAATAATAGAATTAAAGTATTTGATCCAAGCTTTGCGACTAAACAAAATGAATTAATATTGCAGAGAAAAATAAACTCTCATATTTATACTTCTGAAAATAGTCCAAAATGGGTCACAGAAGATAGTGATAATTATAATTATAAAATTAATGAGATTTAAAGTATAATACTTTATGCCAGAATACTTATATCAACATCCAAAAACTGAAAAGATTATTAGTATAATTCAAAGCGTGCATGACAAGCATGAATATATTGATAATAAAAATGTAAAATGGAATAGAATATTTACTGCTCCAGAATTAAATACAGAAGGAACATTAAAAGCTGATTGTAGTGCTAGACAATTTAGCGAGTTCGTTGGTAAGAGAAAAGGTAGCATGGGTGATCTATGGGATAGAAGCGCAGAACTTTCTGCTAAAAGAAAAGATAAAATGGGCAAAGATCCAGTTAAAGAAAAGTATTTTGAGAATTGGAGTAAGAAACGCAAAGGAAAGAAGCATCCTTCGGCTGGACAAGATTAATTCCAAACTGGTACCCAATCTTTAAATTGTCTTTCTATTTGAAATTGTAATTTCAGATCTGTATCTTTTGGAGCTGGACCAGATGAACATCTAGGGCCACATTCATGTTTGGCTTCATAAATTTCTTTTACTTCTAATGTTAAGAATTTTTTTGTATAAGTCCATTTAACTTTTCCTGGAAGTTTTAATGTATTATATTGAGGAAAATATTTATTTGGTACACTTATCCAATTTCCTCTTGCATATAATGTCGTTAAACTTCTTAAATGTTCATCTTCTTTCCAATCTTCAGTAATTTCAGAACTAATTATTTTTCCATTTATAGAATTTGTGCAATCACAATCACTACTTGATCCAAAGTTTTTTATAGATTGTTTATATAAAGCTTTCCAAATAATTGGAAATGTTTTTGGTGGTTTTATACAATCTAATTCAAAAGTTATACTAGCTCCAGGTCCTTCGTATGGATATATATCTACATATTTATTTTTATAATATTGAAGCACTTCACTTGAATCTTTTTGTCCTTCTACAAATTCATAATTTCCATTATTATTTATTGTAGCTATACCTTTTGCATAAATAGTATCAGAGTCCCAACTAGAATAACATGTGCAACATTCAGCCATAATTACCTACTTAAAAATTTTGTTAAAGTTCTATATTTTCTATTTTGATATATAAATTCTGGAGTCCAAGTTTTTATTATTTTAGATATTTTATTTAAGAAATTATATTTTGCATTTGCTTTAGCAGATACAAATGCTTCATGTGGAGTAATTCCATATCCATAACCACGAATAGAAATTGTACCTTCATTAATTTTAATTTTTGTATTTTTAATCATATCATTTTCTTGATTAGAATAAGATAAATAATTTGAACATTTTGCATCAATAGTATCATTTGTGCCAAAACCAGAATATATAAAATAAAGATTATTAGACATTCCAATTTCTTTATTTAATTCTGTTGATACAAATTCTATAGTTGTAGTTCTGCCAGTTGGAATTATTCCGTTCCAAGTTCCAGTATTAAATGTTTTTGATCCAGTATATAAACCACTATAAAATTTATAAAATAAAGTATTATTAATTGGAGTATTTTGCATTAAATATTGATTTGGACTAATATCATAACTATTTAAATGACCTGTAATTCCTGTAATAGATAATAAATTCCAATCTCCAGTTCTTTCTTGAGTTGCAAATCTAACTCCAGTTTTTGGAAAAATATCTCCAGTATAATACTCGCTACCTAAAATTAAACTTTTTAATAAAATACCAGATGATATTCTTTGAGGTTCAATTTTTCCATTAAATTGATTTATTGATCTTCCACTAATATATGTATAAGTATTTTGATATCCACTTTTTAAACCATGAGGAGAAATATAACATATTTTACTTTTTGTTCCATTACCAGTGCTTATTATTAAAATTCCATTAATATCTTGTGGATTTTGATTTAAATTATTTAAAAATGGTGAAATTTTTAATGGTATATTGTAAGCAACATAATTTGAAAAATCTATTGTATTTGGATAAGGTATATAGTGATTAGTGAAAGATCCAGAAATAATACCAGTAGTATTACTTTGATTCCATAATCTAGATTTAGAAAAATCTTTAATTGATTTTTGAGTCGAAAAAGATAAATCTCTACTTATAGAATTATTATATGTATTAGTTCTTGAATTATACGATAATCCAGATAGAATTGAAAAATTAGAAAATCCAGAAGTATATGCGAATCTTGAAAATGAACCAGTTACATTTGTTCCTATAATTTTATTACCTAAAAATTTCTTAAAATAATCATTTTCATTTACATTATAAAATTTTTTATCAAAATTGTAATAAGACAATTGACCAAATAATGGTATATCCATACTGCACTCTGATGAATATTTTTCTGTTGGCTCAATTGGAATACTGTAATATTTATATACACTATGATCAGATTGATTATCTATTCTTTGTTTTATAATAAGATCTAAATCTGGTTTTCTTAAAGTACCTTTATTAATTATATCTAATTTATACTCTTGTAGATCTTTATGTTTAATAATATTATCATCTGTAAATTGTGTTTGAGAATTAGTAGACACAACTCCACCTAATCCTAATTTAATTAAATTTTGTTTAGAAATTCCAGAATATATCATATGTTTAGCCAGTTGAGTCTTCACCAAAAACACCTTAATTAGGCGTTTGTTTTCGGGATTCCTCTACAACCATTTTGTTATCATCAAATTGTTTATATTTGATATCTTTATATTTCTATAAAGTTCAGACTATATCTTCTTTTTATTTCTAAAAAGTTCGGGCGCTCTTGGACAATGTTATTGTTGGTACTCAATCATCTAGTCGTTACACCTTATCGCCTATCTTTCCCAGCGATCTTGGCTCGGTATAATCTCCATCGTCAATGGTAAGACTTCCACCGAATTCACCCAAAATGACCATGTAATTTAAAAGAACTATAAAATGTTACACTAAAATAAAAAAAGTGTAATATAAATATATGCCAAATCTAAGACCATTCAGAGATTATAGCGAGCACGATGTAATAAATATATTTGGCTGTGATTCAGTTGCAAATAAAGGTACACTAGTGAAACCAATCAGAAGTTGGAAAGATGATGGATCTGGATCAGATTCTTCTAAATCTGGTCCATTAAAATTAACTAACAACTCTGTTGGAGGTAGATTCCCAAATACATCTAATTTCTTTTTTGAATTGAATGGAGTAGTAACTCCTACAGTTAATTGGAATGATACTCCTAAACCTATTGGTATATTACTAAAAGATGTTAAAGAATATGATGAAAATGGAGAATTATTAGTTTTTAATACAAGAAAAGCAGAAATGATGGATGTTATTATTAAAAATTATAATGCTGCTCCTATTCTAACTAGAGGTTTAATTTTAATTAATGATATTGATATAAGCAATCGTACTGGTGGAGGTGGAAATCCTGATATTGGTGATACAGCATATGTTGGAAGTGGTGGAAAAATTGGAACAGATGGTATAATTTCAATTGGCACTTTTTTAAGTCCAAAAGATGAGAATGGCTATTGTTTAGTAAAAATATCAATTTCATAAAATGAGTGATTGTTGTAATTGTTCTACAACTTGGCAAATAGAAGAAGAACGTTGGAGTGTATATAGTTATGGTTTAAATGGTGGCGGAGAATATTTAGGAGCAAAAATAAATCCTGTAGATTTAAATTCTACACCAGTTGGTTGTCGTCCAAATGGTAAATGGGATTTTGTAGGAGAAAAAAAGAATAGAATGTTTTATAAAAGAGTAGAGAGATTATTTGATAGAAAAGTAAGAAGAACTTTAATCAGTGGGCCATTTGGTGATGGAGATTGTGTGAATGTGAGTAATGGTAAATTAATAAGAGAAATTATCTCTTCAGAATCAACTAAAAATTATGGATTAGAAAATAGAATTACTGTAGTACCTAACAGTCAAGATCTTGGAACATATTGGGAATATTCTCTTTGTGGTGGTATGGGTGCAAGATCAATAGGATCTGAAGAATTTAAATATAACAAACAAGTTTTTATAACTACTTACATAAAAGATTATGTTTCTAACCATAAATGTGGCGCTAGCTGTTGTCAACCTAATGAAAATATTCCATATATATTTGATAAAACAAATGAATACGAAAAATGGGTAAATGAAATTTAATTTTTTCTGTTAAAATGATTTTGTATTATATCGAAATTTCTATCTAATTTAGTTTCGATTCTATCAAAATAATCATCAAAAGATTCTTTAGTTACATAAGTTGTACTAATTTTTAAAGCTAAATCAGCAATATCTTGTTGATGTTTTCTTCCTTCTGATTCCATTTCTTTCCTTAAAGCTATGAAATCATGAAAAGTTTTTTCATTAATTTCTTTCATTAAGTTCTCTTGTTTATCAAAAAGAGAGAATACTCTAGTAAATAACCATCCACCTAAGAAGGATAATGCTCCTAAAACGAGATTAAATAGCAATGTAATATCTAAATTCACATAGATAATTACACATTTATATAACTATTACAGCTTTAAATCACCAAAATCTTCGTCTTCTATATCTGTCTTTCTTGCACCAACTTTATAGCTAGAAATCTCAGTTTCTTGAGGAGCAACTTGAACTTTACTACTATCTAGATAACTATCATGCCACCCAGCAATAGGATTGTCTTTTTGATTGAATATTTTCTTATAGCCGAGGCTTCTTAATCTAGAATCGCATAACCATTTAGAATAACCATCTAATACTTCAGCATTTAGTCCAAGTAAACTGCCATTACTAAAAAGATATTGAGACCATTCACTTTCGTTCTTAGCAGCTTGTTCATAGAAAGCATAGATTTTATCTTCACTTTTCTTAACTATACTTGTGAAACCTTCTTTATCTTCATCTCTTAATATTTTAAGTAAATTTTGACTTACAGCAAAATGTAATGCTTCGTCGCGTTGAATAAATTTAATAATCTTAGAGTTGCCTTCCATCTTGCCACGATATCCAAAATAGAAAGAACAAGCAAAAGAAACATAAAATACAAGTCCTTCCATTACATTAATAGAAAGAATAGCATCAAAAATCTTTTGTTTAGGATCTTTCTTCTCATCATCACCAAGAATTTTATCAAAATTATTCCTAATTAACTCGGCACGACTTGTAATTTCTTTATCTTCCATAATACTATCAAAGAATTTAGTTGCATCTGGATAAACATTATTCAAAAGGTAAGAGTAAGAATAACTATGAATACCTTCAAATTGAGCCCAAGTATTCATACAAATTTCAAGTTCTGGATTACTTACATAATCTTTGAGAGAGTGAATGCTGCGAGAAAGCATGCTATCACCAAGAGTTTGGAATCTTAGATTGCTATCAAAAACAAATCTTTCTGTATCTGTTAAATTATTATAGTCACTACGATCTTTACCTAAAGCGATTTCATGAGGCCACCAAAAATTTTCATTTTGTTTTTTAAACAATTCAAAAAATATTGGATACTTAAAACGATCATATCTTTGAAGATTTAAATCTTCACCAAGAAATAATGGTTGTTTTGTAGTATCTACGTTTTTAAAATTTAATACTGTCTTCATGGATTATAATTTACACGCTCCACTGGAACAATCTCTATCTTCTTTTTGATTAAGCGATTGCTCTTTATCGCCATCGTCTGTGTTATTATAATAGAGACTGATTAATCCAAGACTATATGCGTACATAATCTCCTTCATAACCTTTGCGTCTGGTAATATATTATTTTCATAATGACTATAGTTGTAGTATACATTAGTTGATATAGCCATGTCAATATATTTTTGAATAACTGCATTAATTTTTAATAATCCAGTATTGTCTTTAAGATCATAAGCTAATTCATAATTATCATCATACTTTCCAATTCCTGGAACCATAACTGGTAGTTTGCCCATTTTACTAGTTTTATAAGTAATGAGACTGCGAATAGGTTCAACTCCATTTGTCGAGCATTGAATAACTGAACTACTTTCGCAAGGCATACAAGAAGATAATGTAGAATGTCTTAATCCAAATTCTTTGATATCTTTTCTTAGTTTTTCCCAATCAAGTGATAGTTTTCTTTTAACTAATTCATCTACTTTATCTTTGTAAGTATCAATAGGAAGTATGCCTTTTGAGTATTTAGTTCTATCAAACTTTTCACACTTACCTTTTTCTTTAGCTAAATCAATACTACTTTTTAATAAATAATATTGAAAATGCTCCATCCATTCATCAATTACTGATAATGACTTATCTGAACTATATTTTAATTCATTTTTAGCAAGGAAAGCTGCGAGATTGGTAATTCCAACCCCAAGGCTTCTACGTTTTTTAGCAAAATTTTCAGCAGCAACATTAAAGTAATCTTGAAGTTCAATGATTTCATCAAGAAATCTTACGATAAGATCGCAAGTCTTTTCAAGATCTTGCCAGTTTTTTATTTCTAGCATATTTACTGCAGAAAGAATACACATTCCAATTTCGCCCTCTTTATCGTGATAATCATTTAATGGAATAGTTGGATGAATAACTTCAGTACAAAGATTACTCATAGTAACTTTATCTAACCACGCTCCATGATTATTTGCATGATCAACATTCAATATGTAGATACGACCAGTTTCAACTCTTTCTTTGATTATGAGTGAGAATAATTTACGAGCAGATATTTTCTTTTTAATTTTTAATTTCTTTGATTCACATTCTTTATATACTTTATCAAAGTCTTTTGTTCCCCATGCCTCAAGAAGCTCTGGAACTTCTGCATTATTAAATAGAGTAATATCTTCATCTTTCAAAACTCTATCGTAAAATAACTTACTCATTCCAACTGTATAATCAAGTTTACGAACTCTATTATCATCTGTTCCAGCATTATTCTTCAATACAACAACATCTTCAATTTCATAATGCCACCATTGAATATTACAAGTTGCACTTCCACCTCGTAATCCATTTTGTTGCCATGCTTTTACGCTACTCTCGTAGATTTTTAAGAATGGAATCAATCCAGTATGAACAACTTCTCCATTTTTAATAGGAGAACCAATGGCTCTAATCTTACTTATATCAATGCCTATACCACATCTATTAGCAGTAGCCATACTAACAGCAGTAGCACTAGCAGTAATACTTTCTCTGCTATCATCAACACCAATTAAACAACAACTAGCATAATTTCTGCTAGATGTTCTAACTCCTGCCATTACTGGCGTAGGAAGATTGATTTTATGTTTACTTATAGCATCATAAAATTTTCTTACATAATTAAGTCTTGTTTCTGCTGGATACTTTGCAAATGCATAAGCTGCAATTAATATATAAGCAAATTGTGGAGTTTCATAAATTTTTCCAGTTGTTCTGTTTTTAATTAAATATTTATCACAAAGCTGTTTAATTCCAGCATAAGTAAAGATATAGTCTCTATCGTGATCAATAAACTCACCAATCTTATTAATCTCGTCTTCAGAATAGTAATTCAAAATACTTTCATCATAAATTTTGTTCTTGATACTTTCTTTTAAAAACTCTGATAGTCTTGGAGCGTGCTTACCTTTCCAAACATCTTTTCTTAATTGATAATTCAAAAGTCTTCCAGCGACAAATTGATAATTTGGTTTTTCAATAGAAATTAAATTTGCAGCACTCTCAATCAACAGGTTGTGTATTTCTTTTGTACTTACGCCATCTGTGATATTTATTTTAGCATTAATCTCAATGTCTGTAAGACTTACTCCAGAGTATCCATCAATTGCCCATGCTATTACTTTATTTATTTTTTCAATGTTAAATTTTTCAGTAGTGTTATTTCTTTTCTTTACATTAATCATTTCAAAATCTTTCTATTAGAGATGTAAGTAATGTTACAGTATTTTTACTTTTTAAAAAAGAAAAAAATCAAATCTTATTAACATTTATTATAAAACACTAATCAAGTGTACTGATTCAATATTGTATTAAGAATTATTAAACTTTTCTTTGATATCCTAGAAGGCTTTACCTCATAAATGTATATTTATAAAGGTGTGAATAGTACTTCGCCCACTTTTCTTTTGACTCCTGTATCTTTGGCGTTTCTTCCAAAGAATGGCTATGGCATTTCTAGGTACGCGGTTGGTTATACCTGTGCATTTTGCCATACCTTACACCTACATTTCATTGCAAGCTTTTAGACAAGCAATATTTTAATGGTCGTCAGCCTTCGAAGACGTTGCCATCGCAGAGCTAAGATACTAGAGGATTTATTTGACTATCCACAAAACTGCTTTAATAGGAAGCTATGTACACTTATATCTTATTGTTTTCTTATTAATTTGTCAAATAAAAAGTGTAATGTATACTAAAAATAAGGAGATACATGAAATTCACATTTAATATTACCAAGAACAACATTAAAAATGGCAAACAAGCTGACCCAGCTAATTGCGCTATTGCAAGAGCAGTAAAAAACAATATCAAAAATAAAGGTCTTAAACTTAAAAGAGTTTCAGTACTTCCAAATGATATTACTATTAGATATTTTAACGAAAAAACTAAAAGAAATAGAACTATTTCAGCTGATATGCCAAATAGTGGATTTCAATTTATTAAAGCTTTTGATAATGGATATAAAGTACAACCATTTAAATTAGAATTAAATTTTAAATAATAACATGAAGCATCAAATTGAAATTGACATTACCGAAGGTGCAACTAAAAAAGGTAAAGCTCCATTAAATAAACCATTTCGTCTTCCTTCTGGCAGTAAAAAGAAATTTGGTGTTTATGTAAAGAATGATAAAGGTAATATTGTAAAAGTTACCTTCGGTGATCCAAATATGTCTATTAAAAGAGACAATCCAGAAAGACGCAAAGCCTACAGATCAAGGCATGGTTGTAATAATCCTGGTCCAAAATGGAAAGCTAATTACTGGAGTTGCAAAATGTGGAGCGCAAAACCAGTTAGTAAAATAACTGGCAGTTGTGGTAAACCTAATTGTGGTTCAGTACAAAATAATGAAGAAGAAACAACTTTAGAAATTGATGTTCAAGCTAAGAATAAAGGTCTTTGGTATAATATTCAACAAAAGAAAAAAAGAATGGGTAAAAATTATCGTCCAGCAAAACCAGGATCTCCAGATCGCCCAAGTCAAGAAGCTCTTAAAAAAGCTCAAGCAGCAGATTATTTAAATGAAGAATACGAATGGGATGGTGAAACAGAATTTGATCAAAATGAATTATTAAAAATTGATGCCTCACTTAGCCAAGCTAATGAAGTAGAAACTATGGATAATAAAGATATGGAAGCTCATGAGATGAGTGAGAGCCAATTATCGGCGATAGCAGATAAAGCAGAAAAACTTCTTGAAGTTATGTCTAATCATGAAACTGTAGTTAGCATACTAGAACCTTGGGTACAAAATAAATTAGCAATCATTGATGATTATATGTCTACAATTTATGATTATATCATGTATCCATCAAAACAAGAACAAATGCAAGATCAACAAAATCCAAATTTAAATCAAGCATCTTCTATGTTCCAAGTTGGAGATAAAGTTAGAAATATTAATTCTATGTGCAAGCATTATGGT